AGGCGCACAAAAAAACATACAAGTAGGCTATAATGTAGACAGCAACCAAAGCCCATATTTGGGAAGTCCGTTGCTTTTCTATCCCGTAAGAACTTTTACAAGTGGCATTTCTTTTGTAGATGCTGTTGATCAGAATAATGTAGCCACAAGCCACAAATCTATTGGTTATGTGAACTTGCCATTTAATTCTGTGAGCGGGTCATCTGCAATCAACAACACACAACTAAACTTTGCGGCAGAGCAAAGCGAGTACACAGGCGACAGCAGCTTCACAAATAGCTTGTTTGAGAAATACTACAAGAACTACATACTAAGCGTTTTTAACACTCAACAAAGGCTTACAAAGGTCAAAGCGTTCCTGCCAAAGAAAATACTCCTGAACTTTAATCTTGGAGACAGATTTATTATTGCAGGATCAAAATATAAGATAAATACAATTAGCACAAACCTTGCGACAGGCGAGAGTAAGATAGAACTCCTCAACGACTTATGAAAACAATACTAGACATACTAGAGTTTGCAAATGGCGAAACAGAAAACATACAGATTGCACAAGGCAAGTATCATTTGAAAACATCACTCAAAGCAGCCTTTAATCAGTACAAAAAAGAAAGAAAATGGCACAAACAGAAATAATAGAAATAAAGGCAGTAGTAGATACTGCGGTTGCCGATATTGAAAAGCTAAAAGACAGCATACATCAGACAAACGAGGCTAGTTCTGAAACAAACGAAACCATACAAAAAGGAACAGACGTTGTAGACAAATTTACAGGAGGCGCACTATCAGGCTTTAAAAACCTTATAAAAACAGTTAAGACAGCAATAAAAAGTTTCGGGGTGTTGCGTTTAGCTGTTGCAGCAACAGGTCTAGGCGCACTTGTTCTGCTTGTAACATCAATACAACAGGCTTTTACTCGTAGTGAGGAAGGGCAGAACAAATACGCAAGGCTACTCGGTCAGATTGGCGCAGTTACAGGCGAATTGCTTGACAGGCTTGCCAATTTAGGAACTGCCATTATAGATGCCTTTACAAACCCAAGAAAGGCGTTGGAGGATTTTGGTAACAGCATTAAACAGTTTTTCCTTGACAGAATAAAACTAGCAGCCGAAGGTCTTGGCTTGCTAGGAAAAGCAATCGCAAAGGTTTTCAAGGGGGACTTTAAAGGCGCAGCAGAAGATGCAGGAAAAGGCTTTGTTCAATTAAATAGAGGGATCAATCCTACAGTAATAGTAACAGAGCAACTTGTCAAGGCTACTGGCAAACTTGTCAAGGTAACAAAAGAGGCTACCAAAGCAGCACTCGAAGAAGCAAAGGTTGCAGGGCAGATTGCAGACCTACGTGCAGAGGCAGACAAAGTAGACAGACAGCTTCTTGTTGATAGAGCAAAAGCGGATAGAGATAGAGCAGACCTTTTAGAAAAAGCTGTCAATCGTGAGGAGTTTACAACTAAAGAAAGGATTGCCTTTTTAGAAGAAGCAGGTAGGCTAGAAGAAGAAATAACAAACAAAGAGATTGCTGCTGTACAAATGAGGCTTGATGCAGCAAAAGCGCAGGCAGCACTTGGTCTTGCAGACAAGGCAGAGCTAGAAGAAGAAAAACGACTTGAGGCAGAGCTAATACAACTCGAAACAGCAAAGCTTACAAAACAAAGGGAAGTTACCTCGCAGACAATAGCACTCAAGGCAGAGGAAGCAGCAGCCAAGAAAGCAATTGAAGATCAAGAGACAGCAGATGAGAAACTACGACTAGAAGAAGAAAAGCGAATAGAAGCAGAGCGTGTTGCTGCAAAAGCTAAAGCCCTTGATGCTATTATAGGACTTGCAGGGCAAGAGACAGCACTTGGCAAAGCTGCCCTTGTTGCAAAACAACTACTAGCAGCACAAGAGTTTTTAGTTGATTTGGGTGTTTTAAAAAACAAAGCAACTACTACAGCAGCAGAAGCTTCACTTGATGGAGCAAAGGCAGGACAAAACGCTGCTACTGGTTTGTCGGAGACTTTAAAATTAGGCTTTCCAAAAGCAATACCGTTTTTGATATTGTACGCAGCGCAAGCTGTAAGCATTGTTAAGGGAGTGATGTCAGCGGTTAAAAAAACTAAAGCTGTTGCATCTTCAGTCGGTGGTCGCTCAAGTGGATCAGCAAGCTCTAGCCTCCCTGCTGTTTCTGCTGCACAAGCACCTGCCTTTAACATAGTAGGCTCATCAGAAACAAACCAACTAGCAGAAACAATTGCAGGACAACAACAGCAACCAGTCAAGGCTTTTGTCGTTGCCAATGACGTAACAACAGCACAATCACTTGAAAGAAACACAATTCAAGGCGCATCAATTTAAAAATCAAATCATGAAAATAGTAGAATTAGTTATAGACGAAGATCAAGAGATGGCAGTAGAAGCAATCTCTATTGTCGAAAAGCCTGCCATTGAGGAGGACTTTATTGCACTTAAAAACGAGCAGGTATTACTAGCAGAGGCAAATAAAGACAAGAAGCTGCTTGTAGGTGCGCTCCTAGTGCCTAACAAGCCTATATATCGCAAGCGTGGAGATGATGAGTACTACATATACTTTTCAAAAGAAACAGTTAGAAAGGCTTCACAGCTCTACCTTATGGGTGGCAAACAAAACAACAGCACCCTAGAACATCAACACTCGCTTAATGGGCTATCGCTAGTCGAGAGTTGGATAGTGGAAAGCGAAGAGCATGACAAAAGCAAGATGTACGGTTTAAGCGTTCCTGTCGGTACTTGGATGGGTATTGTAAAAGTAAACAATGACGAGGTCTGGAATAAGTACGTAAAAGAAGGCAAGGTCAAAGGCTTCTCGATTGAGGGGTACTTCGCTGACAAGATGGAAAGACCGAATGAGGCAATAAATGACTTTGAAGAGGAAGAGGCTCAAGAACTGCTGTCAATAATTAGGCGCATAGTCAAAAAAGATGGCAGAAAAAAAACAGGGGAAAGTGTAGAGTTTGAGAGCTATACTGACTATCCTGATGCTGTAAAGAACAACGCACAAAGAGGCATAGACCTCAATAAAAAAGTCAATAACAAATGCGCAACAGGCGTAGGCAAAATAAGAGCGCAGCAATTAGCACAAGGCAAGCCCATAAGCAAGGAAACCATAAAGCGCATGTATTCCTTTTTGTCAAGAGCAGAGGCATACTATGATGAGAGCGACACAGAAGCTTGTGGTACTATTAGCTTTCTTCTTTGGGGAGGCAAAGCAGGCAAAACTTATGCAGAGCGTAAATTGAAAGAATTTGAGCAGCTTAACCTTGCAGACGTCAAAGTCAATGATGACTATGCAATAATAATGGACAGGCTTGCATACGCTACTAAAGAGATGGCTATAAAGATCGCTAAAGATTTGGGTTGCGATGGTTTTCACGAACACGAATTTGAAGGGCAGACTTGGTACATGCCTTGCGAGCAACATAGCAAAGATTTATCGTACCATAAATGCCCAAAGGGATACAAGAAAAAAAACGGTAAGTGCGTCAAGATGGCAGAGGTAGGCGAGCGTGGCGGCATACGTAAAAGCCCAAAAGCACCCAAGTCTGACACACCAAACAAAAACCCAAAAGGCAAAGGAACAGCCAAAGGCGATGCCTCCACAACAAGAGGCGCAAAAGTATCTGCTAAAGATGAGGCTACACTTAAAAAAAAGTCAGACGATTTTAATGAAAGATACAAGAAAAAATTAGGATATGGCGTTAACAAGGGCATGCTTAAAGCTGTCTTTCAGCGTGGTCTTGGTGCTTTCAATGTATCTCACAGCCCTCGCATCAAGTCTGCATCTGCTTGGGCATTTGCACGAGTAAACGCCTTTTTGTATTTAGTAAAGAATGGCAGACCACAAAATAAGAAATACACAACAGACTTTGATTTGTTACCAAAAGAACATCCTAAAAAAACGAAATGAGAAGAAAATACAAAACACCAAGTAGAACGTCGCCTAAAGGCGGAAAGCGAGGCTGTCTATGTAAAGATGGCACATACAACTCAAAGTGCTGTGATGGCTCACTAGAAGCGCAAGGAATAGGGGTAACTAAAGGAGGTAGTATAGCTACTATTAACGGAGTATCAAGGACAGGTTGAAAAAAAAACTTTACCACTTTGTTTTTTTGTCGTTTATAGTAGTAGACGTATATATATGAAAGCAACAGAAATGGTAGACAAAATCAAAGACTTGCTTGGCATCGAACTTTCTAGCCAAGACGTCGAGGCAGTTGAACTGGCTCAATCCACACTTGAAAACGGTACAGTGATAGAATACGAAAGTATGGAAGCAGGATCTCCTGTTTTTATTGTATCAGAAGACGAAAAAATAGCCCTTCCGGCAGGAGAGTACACTTTAGAAGATGGAAAAATTTTAGTAGTTATTGATGAGGGAGAAATCTCTGAAATCAAAGAAGCTGCTGAAAAAGAAGAGGAAGCAGAAGAAGAAGTAGAAGCTGCTGACCACAAAGAAGAAGAAGAAATGCAATACGTAAAAAAAGAAGAGTTTCAGGCAGCTGTAGATGAAATCAAAGCAATGATTGAGGACTTGAAAAAGCACAAAGAAGACATGAGTGTTTTGCAAGCTGATATGGAAAAGCAGAACGAAACCAAAGAAAAAGAGGAATTGGCAAAAATAGAAGTAGAAGCCGAGCCTGTGTATCACAGCCCTGAAAAAACAAAAAAACCAGTCTTAAATTTATCACAAAACAGACCACTAACAACACAAGACATAGTATTCAAAAAATTATATTCATAATCTAAAAAATGGCAACAACAACAAATATAACAACAACCTACGCAGGAGAAGCAGCAGCCAGATATATATCAGCAGCCCTTACCTCTGGTGTAACACTTAACAACGGCTCTATCACAATTGAGCCAAACGTACGATACAAAAAAGTACTACGCACACTTGACACAAACGCTGTAGTCGCAGATGCAACTTGTGATTTCACTCCTACATCAACAGTAACATACGGAGAGCAAGTACTTGAGCCTAAAGAATTGCAAGTAAACCTGCAACTTTGTAAAAAAGATTTTGCGGATACGTTTGAGGCTTTAGACATGGGCTTTTCAGCACACCTTGAAACACCAAGCTCACTCGCTGAATATGTACTTGGCTATGTAGCAGGCAAAATTGCTGAAAGCGTAGAGCTTAACTTGTGGAGTGGAGACGACAGCGCAGGATCTGGCAACAACCTATTTGAAGGCTTTGAGCAGCGTATTACTTCATCTGCCCTTGCAGGTGTTGGTGCTACTACGATCACATCATCAAACGTTATCACATTCTTAGGCAAAGTTGTAGACAATATTCCTTCTACAGTTTACGGAAAAGAAGATTTGAAACTTTGGTTACCAAACAACGTATTCCAGAGTTATGTAAGAGCGTTAGGAGGGTTTGCAGCCGCAGGCGTGGGTGCAAATGGTTTCGACAACAAAGGGTCGCAGTTCTACACAATGGGTCAAGGCTTAACGTTTGAGGGCATCCCAGTACTACGTTCGCCTGGTATGTCAGCAAACAGAGCAATCGCAGCTCAGACTTCTAATTTGTTCTTTGGAACTGGTTTGCTTTCTGACCACAACGAGGTTAAATTGATTGACACAAGCGAGACTTTAGGAGATC